ATCTCAGTTGTTAACCTACCCAGACGAAACGAGACGAGACGAGACGAGACGAAACGAACAGTGATTATGAGTGCCCACCTTGACCCCCAAGATGCTTATATCTTGGACAAGGCTGTTGATCCCAATTCTCAGGTGTTTAAAGATTTAATGGCCAAGTTGTTGAAGCCCCGTCGCGATGACAGGACGCGCGCTGATCGGCTGAAGAGCAAAGGGGAGTGGAAGTATACGTTACCTTTTAGGACCGATCCGGTCGATGAGCTGGCTATTACTGAACTTACACCGTTTAAGTTTGCCGACAGAGCGTGGTACAGGAATGGTGCGCGGTCGCTAGCGTCGGTTATGGAGGCCATGGTGGACCTAGTGGTGGTGGCCACAGGTAGGAAGAGGTTAGCGCCCACGCTTGTTGTGTCTGGTGAGTATGACACTTTGCTTGATACTATAGCGTCGAGTGGGCAAACACCCACACTTTCCAGGTTTTGCGGCCACACTAATCTGTATGCTGAAGTGCTGGACGTTCGGCCCGACGTCATGGTGGTAGACCATACCACGGTTTGTTTGCCTGTTGATGATCTGTTGAACTTTGCCTTCGATTCTGGCGTGAAAGTGGTCGACGGGGTTTTTCCTTTGCACGTTGCGGGCGTACGCGGGTGGGACGTGGTTGCAGGGTTTGGCAGGTGGTCCTATTGTCACACCGCCACTCACGTCACTGTGGGTCCCGACGATGATTCGACGAGGATGGTGAAGTATACTCGAGAGCAGTACCGCAAGTTTACTGAACCGTCGTCGTGGGAAGGGAATTCGAGGAAGTATCTGTATGAGATCAGAAAGAACTTGCACGGTTTGGCTACGTATCGCGCCATATACGTGGGCGATTCTGCGTTTAAGAATGAGGACGTGACGTTTAAGTTGCCCACGTGTTCTTCTGACGAGATGGTCATGATCACCATCAATCGTGAACTAGCCGCTGGGCTGTATGCGTCCAAGTCAAATAACGCGCAGGAGCTGGCTGCGCTAGACAGGAATTACGCCATAGAGGTGCGCAAAGATTTGTTTAACTCGTGCGTCACCTACCTCATCGCCCGCGATCGCGGGGCGGACGTCATGGGCGAGAGCGTGCGTTACGTCACTCAGCACAACTATGTGGATTTGGTGGATGGTGTGCGCATCGTGCGTAAGCAGTCGTTGTCGTACGCTGACGGGTTGTGTACCGCCATGGTGTGTGCGCTGGTAGCGTACGAACTACGGTATCGCTTGACAAGTGACATGGTCAGTTTGGTGCAGCGGCAGGTGTCTGCTGCCAAGGCCGCGTCGGACATGCCGTTCGGTGCCCTGGGTAGGTTAGTGTGGTATATGGGTACCTACGTGAGTGATGCGCTGTCGCGCGTGGCGGTCAGGTCACTGGACGCCGCCAAAGATTTGTTGTATAGCAAGGAGTTCATTCCTGGAGTGTGTTACGATGTCTACGTAGATAGGTATTACCAGCCGCGTGCTGCGTGGTATGAGGCCCTGACCATGCAAGTCGAAGTGCCCGATGTGCCTACCTTGGACCTCGAAGTAGACCCGTTTGCTAATTTTATGGGTGATGCGGAACGGGCGTACGCGCCTAACGTAGTCAAGAGGGACGGTGGTGGCCGCGTGGAGAAACCTTCTCTTACCCCCTATGTACACAATCATATTCCCAACCCCCGCGACGCCGCGCAAGAGGTTTATGACCAGCTGTTCCCTGGAAATTCGACGGCGCAAATTCAAAATGCGTCCGAGTTGCGTCGCGTCAGGGATATCAATGTCAATACCGAGTTTTATGGTAGGGTGGAGATAAATAAAGATATCGCCGCACCCGAGAAGTTGCATGACGACACTCCCGTACGCACAGCCACCCTACCCGTTTCGAAGACGCCACTCATCGATGCGATTCTTGCGTCGGCCAAGCGTAACTGGAACCCGCCGGACATGCAAATGCAAAACAGTGTGTACGAGTACGCTCGTGAGCTAGTGAAAGAGTTCATAGATTGGGCGTTCGTGCCAAACTTTCGAGAGACCATTGGGGCAGCGTACAAGAAAGACCCGGTGTCGTTCAATGTCACGGATTATATGGCGTGGCGTGCCGGCAAAGACCAGAATTACCGTAAAATGCTGGACGACGAGTGCCCCGCAGATCTCGTCGAGTTGGAGTTAGAGCGGTACGACACTATCCTCAAGAAACGTGTGAAGCCTAAACTGAACACTTCGGCGCAGTATGAGCTAGGTCAGGGTCAAGTCATAGTTGGGCTGTCGAAGAAGGACACTGCTTTGTTCACTAGCGTCTTTCGTGTGGTCTTCGAACGGTTTGATGGGGCGTTGCGCCCCGAGATACTCAGTGCTGGTCGGATGTCCGATTCGGAGATTTCCGATTGGGTGACGAAACACAGGCATTCGTTGGGTGTGTTACCGGCCATAGAGATGGATTCGGGCAAGTACGATAAGTCCCAGAATCTCCTAGCACGTTTGGTTGAAGCGTATCTGTTTGTGGAGTTGGGCCTCGATCCCGGGGTCATGGAGATTTTTCAGGATTCGTATGTGGGCAAGGTGAGCAGTAAAGTCTTGGGTCTTATGTTCATCTCCGCCCTCCAAATGAAGTCCGGCGCACCGCATACTATGTTGGGCAATTTGGTGTACAACTTTGTCTCTGCTTCCAAGTCAGTGGGTCACGAGAACATCAGGTTTATGATCGCGAAAGGTGACGATAATGTTGTGTGGGTCAGTGGCGGCGTGGACAGGGTGTTGACGGTCCACAAAATGTCTAACCTGTTTAATCTGGAGTCGAAGCTCATTTCTGATTCCGTCTTGTACTTTAGTTCGGGCTTCATACTGATCTTCGAGGAGTTTGGGGTGTTTGTCCCGGACCCGGCTAAGTTGTTGGAGTTGTTTGGAGAAGCCGGTCAGGATCCGCGTACCGTGGAGGAACGTTACGTTTCCTTTAAAGACCGGGTCTCCGCTTACGCCGTGGATCAGTCCGTGCCCACCGCTCTGCGTGACGCTATGCGGCATAGGTATCAGCGTCCCGAAGTGGACGTAGTCCTAGGTGTTGATGCGTTGTTGACAGCTGCAGAGTCCTTGGACGGTTACAGGAGCCTTATTCCTGGGTAGTGTGTGTATTGTTTAGTTTCTTTGTTGTTGGTCGTCCTATACGTTTTGGTGTAGGTGGGCGTTCGCGCCCTTTTGCGG